AGAAGCTATATCTGATGGGAATTCAATATAAGGAAGATTCATAGCTGAATCAAAATCTATCTTATATACCTTTGATCCAATAGGCTGGGTTAGTAGATAGTTATTCCTTTCCCAGAGAGTACTATACCCTCACAGTTCATTAGGGTTGGATGGTTTATTTCTAATATAAACACCATTTTGAGCTACGTATGGATCTGGGAAATAAACTCTATTATTTTCATCAATGTTTTCCAGTAAGATAGTAGTCGAGCTATTTACAGTTAAATCATTTAACGTACCTTCAATAAAAGTACATGGAGTTGATTTAGTGTTGGTTGTAGTAATCTGTAAATCAGAAATCTGCGTATAAGCAATATTTTCTTCTTCATTAGTAACTACAATAGTAAATGCTGGAATAGTAAAGGTAGTAACAGAACCAGCTTCTTTGGGATCATAACTAAATACTACATCACCTGTAGCAGAGACATAATAACGTGGTGTATACCCATTCATCTCAGTAATATTTCTTACTGATCTATCTTGAGTAGCAGAAGGAAGGAAAGCTTCAAGAATATTTTTATCTATATTATAATTATTATGGTCTGCAATAAAAGCTCCTTCTTTAAGGAGTACTACACCAGGGTCTGATTCATTTGATAAACTAGGATCCCACCTATTGGTTAAATTTTTTGCTAAGTCTAATAAATCTGGGTATAGACTAGCAAAGTCTTTATTAGTATAAGACATCCTTGATAATTGGACTTCTTCTTCATTAATCATAGGTAACTGTTACCTCCTTAAATATTATACATTAAACAGCAACTCTTAATAGAACTATGTTATATAAATTAGTTTGAAAATTAATCCTGTTCATCGCAGAAATATGAGCAATGACGGCATTGTGTGTTGCCTCAATAGTAATATTCTTTCTTTCTAAATATAACTGAGGCATGAAAGTAGCTATCGCCGTATAAATTTCATCTATTAAAATATCACGTAAAACATTATCGTTTTGCTCATATAAATACCTTTTAACTCCAGCACCAAAATATGGATCGCCTAGTAATTCATTCTTTTCTGACCAGAGAAGCATTTTAAGATTTTGTAAAGTAGCATAATAATCACTAACAACATTAGTGTTAGTTCTATTAAACATATTGGGAAAAGCTATTGATTTCATTAATGCCACTCTCCTATTACTATGTAGTCTAGATTAGAGCTTCCTCCACCACCGCCACTGCTGCTACCTGAATTTTCAAGGATTGCAGTAGGTCCTACCTGGGCGAATTGGAAGAAGTCTCCTATTGAATACCCACCAATACTGAACGAAGCTGGTAAATCAACTTTATTAAGAACCTTTAATTCATTTAATACTTTATAAGTACTCGAATTATCATCAACGTCTACAAATAATTTCCCTAGAATAATCGGGGTATCTAGTTTATCATTCTCAAAACTGATGAAAACACAATCACCCACTGAATAACCATTATATTCACCCGGAGGAGAACACAGCAAGGCATCAAAAATCATTTCCTTATCAGTATTATCTTCCAGGAAAGGTACCCTAACCTTGAAGACATTATCTCCTCTTGTAGGTAAGCTTTTTATAAATGCCTTAATAATCATTGTTTAAATCTCCTACCATCCACCAGATCCGCCGCCAGATGATCCTCCGCCCGAAATAACTTCTTTGGAGTCTAGACCTAATCTTAAATCCATTAATTCCTTACGTTTTCTGTCTCGGTATGAATTACTAGTACTACTAGATTTATAGCCAGTATCAGAATCTTGAGTAGATGGATTTTCCTGGAAAGAAGACATTTCCGCAGGGATAGCTACTTTTAATAATTCTAAAGTAGTAGTATATCCGCGACCTAATCCAATCTGATCTGTTTGACCAGTAATTAAATAATACCCAGAAGAAATATGTTTATTTCCAAAAAACCAAACATTCAATTTTACATATTGCATTAAGACAGCTGGACGTAATAAACCTTTTAGTGTTATAGTAGCCTGTATCGGATAGCTAGTAACTTTAGTTCACCAGGATTTATCTTCTTCATTTAAATCATATTTAGTTCCAACTAACAGAGGAGAAAAATCATATTCAATTTCACCCTTGCTGTTAATCCGTTTAATATAATCGGAGTTACTTAATGAAGTATTATAATTATATAATAATTGTCAGTTGGCGTTATTTTTTATTGAGAAATCAGTTACAATATTGGCAGTAGGATATCCAATATCAATATCATACATACAAATTTTATTCAGAGTGTTCTCAGATGATTGAATTTTTTCTACCTTGAAATAAGGTCCGCCGAAAACACCTGTAGTATCTTCATAGGTAGTAAGTGTATATACTCCAGATTTTAAAGCGCTAGAGCCAGAAGATGAATTAGGTGTCATATAAGATACCAATTTAGATAAATATTCCAAAACTGAAATATTAGTAAAAGTAGGAATATGAACAATCTTATCATCCGAAGCAATTAAATTTTTCTGGCTAACAAGCGACTTATCCTTCATTCCTGAGAATACATCAGTTAACCTATAATTAACATCATATAGAACCCTCTTAATCTCTGATGAAGGCTGGACATCTATATTTCCAAAATTATAACTTCCGCTTAAGGTTAATCTAGCAGCAGAAGTAGCTCTTACAGTATAAGAAATTACAGAATTCTTAACATCAACTTGTGTATCAACACTAGTTATAATAGCTTCTTCATTTCTGTATATATAATTTGGCATCATAAAATCACCGTAATCGAAGGTAATTTTCCTAGTTTTAGAAATGGTGCTAAACACTTTATCAAAGAAGTTAGGGTCATTATTTTGAGTTACAGGATATTTTATATCAAGAGTATATTGATTAACAGTTCCATTAATTTTTTTAATATTTAATGATTGAATATAATTAGGATATTTAGTACCGACAGCTTTATAAAATCCTCTTGAATCCGTTCCTATCTGTGACTCTTCATATACACCAAAGGTAAAATCACCTATTCTTACCCGAATAAAGGGAGCTTCTACCCTAGAAGTAGAAGCTAACAAAGAACTTACTCTGGTTGTGGATGAAGACGACGATAAATAAGAATTTGATTCACCCAAATCTTTTAATACTACTGCCATATTATGAATTAAAACTTATCCCGTTCAATGCTGGTACCAATACAAAATTATAATTTTCATGTAAATTAATTCACGGATCAATTATTCTATTAAAATCGGCAATCACTCAATATAAATCAGGGCGGCCATAATATTTAAAAGATATACTGTCTAAAGTATCCTGGTCACTTACATCATGAACTGTATATTCAGTTTTAAGATTAAGTCAGCTAGTAATACCATAAACATATTTTAAATCTTCAGAATTATAGTAATAGGGGAAAGGTGCATACCTAGAAGTATAGTTATAATTTTTTATTGATTTGTCTTTTAATACTTCCATAGATTATCTGGCCCTCCTAACTAACTCAGCTGCTGTAACTCATTTACTATTTTTTATATTTTCCCATGACTCACCGGATCTAACTATTGTATATAATACTTCTCCATTAGGTGAAGTTCTGCTATAAACTTCTTTACCTAACATAACAGCATGAGCTTCTTCCAAAATACCTTTTATAGTTTTATCAAGCTTAATCTCATAGCCATTATCATTATCATAATATCCCGGTTTCTTTTTCTCTTTTCCGACATAATTCTTGATAAAGCTATAAGTAGAAATTGGCTCAACTAAATTATTACCTAAGACTACATTATCTTGATAGTTATTAAATATAAATTCAGTTTCCTGTCATGGGGCTGCAGAACTATATTCAGCAGTTGATTCGTATATTCCGTCTCTGAAGGTAGAAGTTATTCCCCTAAAAGATCCATCTTTAACTACTGTATCTGCATCATAAGGGTCTACTTCTGTAACATTAAAAGTTATTGTTGCCTGTGCGTATTTATTTCCAACCATAATAGGTTTTTCATAAGTAACTTGTATATCACTATTAACTACGCCCTTTATAAAGACTTGATCTCCAAACCTAACGGCAATCATTGGTGGAATAATTCCCCTAGATCCCATATCATAGATTTGATAACGAGGCAAAGCAATGGATTGGAGATATTTGATTAGAATATCAATATAATCTTCTTCTCAGAAAGGTACTACTAAATTATCTCCTCTAATATTACTAGTATCTTTATTAACATCATTCATTAAATCACGGTGAAGTTTCAGTGTGAAATTAACTGATCTTGGTCCTGAGCTAGTATAAGTAAAAACTGGGGCTGTTCTGGAAAGAGCTTGTGTAGTTGAGAAATCAGCCCTAATGCTATCAGTAATACTATCAGGATAAGTAGGAATAACACAAAACTTTTTTAAATGATAAAAATAAATATAGTTAGGAATTAGCTTTACAAGGGTTTCGTTTTCTGAAAATGAATTATTTATCGACGGCATATCTAATCACCAACAATTCTTCTACATCCTTATCGACGTTAGTCAATAAATCTTCTTTAGTATCAATAAATCTCAAAGAATTCTTCCTAATGCCTTCAGATGAATCATCATCAAAATAATATTTCTTTTCAGGAGATCCATCATTCAGATATAATAAAGCAGGATTCTTTCTTCTATCAGAAACTTCCATAATTAAGTCATGTAGTTTTAATTTTAGATTCTTATCTCAAATTCCATAAAATCCCATGAAAATAGAATCATCATAAACTATATCTTGTACTCTATTAATGTTTCCCTCAATTTTATCAAGTTTAGTAATTACGTTCCCTAATAGGTATTCTACTAATCGGTCTGCAAACGGATAACTGACTTTATCATTTATTCGAAGAAGTGAAAGTTTAGTAGCTGGATTAATTTCTTCTTCCTTAGCTGCCGGCTGGAAATAATATTTTTTAGGAGTTAA